CAGTTGATGCTTGGCACGTTCCCTGTGGATGACCCGCAGGCGCTGAGAAACCCACGCAGGGACACCACCTACGTGACATCTGGCCTGAATGACGACGGCAACCTGTCTGGCGGCTCTCGGGATATTCAGTGGGGATGGAACCCAGTGGGTGGATCAAGGTCGTTTGATACGCTCCTGACACCCAACACATTGGCGTTGACTGTGCTTATCGGCACGGTGACAATATCGGTATCGTAAAGGAGTCTGACATGGACGCGAAAAAAGCAGTGGGCAAACACGAGGCAAACATGCACCCGGGCATGAAGCCGACCAAGCTGGCCAAGGGCGGCAAGACCAATCTGCAGATGAAACAGCTTGGACGCGGCATGGCCAAGGTCATGAACCAGCGTACATCGTCTGCACCCAAGGGGAAATGACATGGCCAAATTCAGTCAAAAGATGATGGGCAAAGAAGTTGGCCAAGCCAGCGTCTACGCCAAGCCGCACACCATGGACGGCAAGTCTGTAAAGGCCTCCACCAACCCCGGCAAAGAGCCGAACCACAGCCGCGTGGATACGGTGAACATGAGTGTGGGCGCGTTCAGCAACAAGCCTGATGGCATGGGCACCAAGACCAGCGGCATCAAAATCCGTGGTACTGGCTGCGCCACGAAGGGTGTTATGGCCCGAGGCCCGATGGCATAAAGCATGAACTACGCCGAGCTGAAGATCAACATTGCTGACATCTGTGAAAACGAGTTCACAGAGGAGCAGTACGCCATGTTCACGCAGCAGGCGGAACAGAAAATCTACAACACGGTGCAGTTGGCCAACTTGCGCAAGAACGTCACTGGCACGTTGACTGCGAACAACAAGTATCTGGCCGCGCCGAATGATTTCCTGTCGGTGTACTCGTTGGCCATCTACCCGGCTGCAGGCGGGAACTACGAGTTCCTGCTGGACAAGGATGTGAACTTCATCCGTCAGGCGTACCCCAATCCGGCTACCACCGGCAAGCCCAAGCACTACGCCATCTTCGGCCCTCAGTCGAGTGATGTAAACGAGCTGACGTTCATCTTGGGGCCAACTCCAGACGCCACTTACGCGGCTGAGCTGCACTACTACTACTACCCCGAGTCCATCGTGACTGCCGGGGAAACATGGTTGGGCGAGAACTTCGATTCCGCTTTGCTCAATGGCGCTTTGGTTGAGGCTATCCGCTTCATGAAGGGCGAGGCTGACATGGTGAAGCTGTACCAAGACATGTACATGCAAGCGATTGCTCTGCTTAAGAACTTGGGTGACGGCAAACAACGCACCGACACATACCGTGACGGTCAGACAAGGATCAAAGTGTCATGACAATCGCGCAAACCGCAACCACATCGTTCAAGGTGGAGCTGCCGCAGGGCATTCACAACTTTGGACCGACATCGCCCGACACGTTCAAGATCGCGCTGTACACCGCTGCCGCCAATCTGGACGGCTCCACGGCTGTTTACACGACATCGGGCGAAGTCGTTGGTACGGGCTACGTGGCTGGCGGCAACACACTGGTCATTACGACCACACCTGTGGCTGCAAACAACAGCGCCAACGTGCCCACGGCCTACTTCAGCTTTGCCAACACCTCTTGGACAAGCTCAACCTTCACAGCCCGGGGCGCGTTGATCTACAACAGCACAGAGGGCAACAAGTCCGTGGCTGTTCTCGACTTCGGCGCTGACAAGACCGTGAGCAACGACACCTTCCAAGTCATTTTCCCAACTGCCGATGCCAACAGCGCAATCGTGCGAATCTCATAAGGACACATCATGGAACACAGCAAAGCCTCAGACAGCGTTACAGCAGGCATGATCACTCAGCGTATTGGCGGCGAGCGCGTTGGCGCGGGCGGTGTGTTCACCGTTACCTGCGTGGGCGCAGACGGCAAAGAGAAGTGGTCTGACACCTTCCACAACCTCGTGGTCAACCAAGGCCTGCAGGACATGAACAGCAAGTATTTCGCTGCTTCTGGCTACACGTCTGCTTGGTTCCTTGGCTTGGTCCAAGGCCCCGGCTCCGGCACAACCTTTGCCGCTGCTGACACGCTGGCTTCGCACGCAGGATGGACAGAACTGGTGCCCGGCACAGCCTACACCGGCAACCGCAAGGCAGTGACGTTCGGCACGGCCACCACGGCTGATCCATCGGTGATCTCGAACTCCGCAGCTCCTTCCTCGTTTGCCATGCTGGTGAACGGCACGGTGGTGGCTGGCGCGTTCTTGGCCAGCGTGAACAGCGGCACATCCGGCATCTTGTTCTCGGCTGGCGACTTCACGGGTGGCGACAAGACGGTGGACAACGGCGACACGCTGAATGTGACCTACTCCTTCTCGCTCGACGCAGCCTGATAGGACGTGCGGTGTTTGGCGATGTCACTTTTGCCCAAGCACCCTTCGCCTCTTTAGGCGGGAACACGTTCGCCGTCTCCGCAACTGAAGCGGCTACGGCCACTGCAGCTTTTGATGCCCCAAGCGTTTCTCGTGGTGGGCGGATGGATGAAGCCTCCACCGTCCAAGAAACCCAGTTCGTCATTGCCACAATGCTGGCCACACAGGCGGAGACAGCATCCGCAGCAAACACTCAGTCAGTGATCGCCACCATGGTGGCCAGCGCTTTGGAGCAGGCCGGTGCTACTGATACTCAGACGGCCATCGGCACATTCTTGGCTTTCCGGGCGGAAAGCGCTTTAGCCGCAGATGCACAGTCGGTTATTGGTACGTTCGCAGCAGCACAGGCTGAGGCGGCGACTGGCGACGACGATATGACTCGTGGCTTGCTGATCTCCGTAGCCATTGCAGAAAGCGCTACGGGCACGGCCACCCAAGTGGCTCAGGTGATCTTTACAGGCACCGTGGCAGAAGCCGTCAGCGCCTTAAGCACTCTGGGCGTCATCAAGACTGCTAACGTGTACCCAACAGGCGTACAGCTCACCATCAGCATCGGCGGGGTGTTGGTTTGGGCCACGATTGACGACAGCCAGACCCCCAACTGGCAAAATATCAACGATGTGCAGTCCCCCGGCTGGACGCAGATACCATCGTAAGGACTCAAAATGGCATTGGTACTCACAGATCGCGTCAAGGAAACGACCACAACAACCGGCACCGGCACGTTTACGTTGGCTGGCGCAGCCGCAGGGTTCCAATCCTTTGTGGTCATTGGTGACGGCAACCAGACCTTCTACGCCATCGTGGACTCGGCATCTGGCGCTTGGGAGGTGGGTGTTGGAACCTACACAGCTTCGGGCACAACCCTGTCGCGCACAACCGTGGTGTCGTCCAGCAACGCTGGCTCACTGGTGAACTTTGGCGCTGGCTCCAAGGACGTGTTTGTCACATACCCATCATCGCGTGCGGTGTATCTGGACGCCGCAGGCTCTGCCGTTTCGGTGCTGGACATCGGCACCTTGGGTGCGAGCACGGCCAACATCACCACCGCCAACATTACAGCGGGCACGGTCTCAACAACACCTGCCAGCGCAAACGATTTGGTCAACAAGACCTATGTGGATACGCTCATAGCGAGCGGCATCCACTTCCACCAGCCAGTGCGGGTGGAAGCACCGATCAACCTGAACGCAACGTACAACAACGGCACCGCCGGTGTTGGTGCAACCCTGACCAACGCCGGTACTCAGGCGGCTTTGGTGGTTGATGGTGTGGCGGTCAGCGTGGCTGATCGCGTGCTGGTGTACCAGCAGACCACCCAAACCCAGAACGGCATCTACGTGGTTACGAACGTGGGGTCCGGCTCGACCAACTGGATATTGACTCGCTCCAGTGATGCGGACACTTACGTCATCAACAACGCAGCGGGCTTGAGCGAAGGCTCTACCGTTTTTGTGCAGCAGGGCGCAACCGGCGCGGGCGAGACATACACCTGCAACACGACCGGCGTCATCACGTTTGGCACAACCAATATCACGTTTGCCCAGATCAGCTCCGCGCAGATTTACAGCGCAGGCACGGGCTTGACCCTCTCCGGTACACAGTTCAGCATCACCAACACGGGTACTGCTGGCACATACGGCGATGCCGCTACGGTGCCGGTAATCACCACGAACGCACAGGGCC